TCAAGTCAAAGAATACCGAACTGTCGGCATCAAAGATTGGCTCGAACCTGATGCGCTGGCGCTCGTTCTCTGGGTCTTCTTCGTCTTCGTAGACAGTCCGCAAACGCCATGCGCCAATACCACCGCCTACAGCTTCTTCAAATGCGTTGTCGTAAGCCTCATCAGCCACGGATGCCTGTTCATCAGCACGATAAAGACCATCGCAGACTTCGGCCAGTCTGTCGTTCTCTGTGCCATCCTTGCTTACATAGTCAACGGTGATGCGGTTATTGCGGTATTCATTGACGATGCGAATGACCGCCAACATGATTTTGTTGACCTCAAACTTGGGTTTGTTTTCGTACTGGTCCCACAATGGGCCTTCCCACTGTGCGCCGCAGAGAGAATAAAACCGTCTGTCTTGCAGGCATTGCAGGCGTTCATCCCGCAGCGCAGTTTGTATATCGTTGAACTGCCGCAGTGCTTCAGCGTGCAGATTGGCAAGGCGTTGGTCATTGGGTATTCGTGCCATATTTGTCCTTTTGGGGCGATTATCTACCAGCGTTTGACATTGGGCAATGGCGTAAATGTAGCTGGTTTTGTGACCGCTGACCGCCTGATGCCCTCACACGCATACCGCAAAGCATCAATCACATGATTCTTTTTGTCCTCAAGCTGGGGCAGGATTCGCCCCGTCAATGGGTCTGATTTATAACTGTACAGGCTCAATTCGTCAATGGTGTGAATACACCGCGGGTGAACAACGATGTCGTAGTTCTTCAAGAACTCGATGCCCTCTTCGACAGACTTTGGTCCTTTGACCGCTGTCATGATCTTGGGAAAGCCATTGCGCTTCATGTGGCTGATGGTCTCTGGTCGGGCTGAGTCGGCAACGATAGGCCACTTCTCGGCCTCTGGCACTTGCATGAACAGTTCAGGCGTGTTGACAATCTCACAGCCAACCATGTACGCCTCATAGTCAATGTATAGGGTCCGCCCAATAATGTGGCATCGCACCAAAACTGTCGGGTCAACCGAGAATCCCCAGTCGGCGCCAAGTCGGTGGATCGCTTCTTGCGGAGCTTCAAAGTCGTCAATCTTCCAGTTCCTGAATACCCTGCTATTGCTGTTTCGCAGGTACTGACCCATCCAAACGTGCTGATACTTGTCAGGGTCACGCCGTTTGTCGTACTCCATCTCCTCCCGCAGAACATCAGGAAACCACGGGTTTTCACCAAAGTTCACCTTGATGACCGTTGCGCTGGCCGGCGGCTCTGGCCCCCGCAGTAGAAAATCCACTGGGTCGGATTCCTGGCGAGGATTCCATGTAAACCACAGCTCGCTGTTTGGTTTGCGGATTGTTGGCCTCAATAGGTCAAGACTGGTCTGGCTGAGTGATTGGGCTTCCTCAACCCAAGCGCAGTCGTACCCTTCCAGCGACTTAATACTGTCGGCGGTATGGTTCTGCATCCCTTGGAAAATAATCGCCCCATCGCCCTTTTTGGACTTGATGACCGAATCCTGGACTTCAAAGTAAGCCCCAGCATTCATGGCCTCAATCTTGGTTTCCAGCAGACGTTTGACCGATTGGTTAAGGGACTTCTGTATTTCACGGACGCAAACGCTTCTTCGCTTGGGGTCGATGATGTGTTCCTCAATCATCAGCTCGGCAAAGGCATGAGACTTACCGCTGCCCCGACCACCCCATGCGCCCTTGTATCGGGCTGGCTCAAGCAATGGCAAGCACCATTCTGGAGTGTGGATTTGTAGGGTTTTACCCATTTTTGACTACAACACGTTCAAGTTTTTCAAACAGTGGGTTTTCTGGGTCACTGGAAAGCTCTAACTTATCGCCCCATTTTTTCGGGGCTAACTTCGACAAAAGCCATTTTCTAGTATCAACCTGTAATCTCTGTTTTTGCACTGCGCCAGAATCGGTTGCGCCGCTGTCTGTACTTCCCACAGGGGTGTCAGCAATTTTTAAGGTCTCCGAGGCTATGTGCTCGATTAAGTCTTCCCTCGCGCGCGCGTACTCTGCCGCCATTTTAGAGTCATCATTAAGCCAGTGGTTAAATGTACTTTGAGGCAGGCCGATTTGTTTGCAGGCTTGGTGGGCGCTTAGACCGTTTCGCATACCCGCAAAGACCAAATCGGCTAGTTCTGTTCTGTCTGGGCTTTTTGGTTTAGTTTTGGGTTTGTTGACGGTTTTCATTTAAGTCTCCATCGGTTTGGGAACATCCACAGGCCAATCTTCTGCGAGAGCAGCAATGGTTGCAATATGCGCCTTTTGCCATAAGTCTTGCCTTTCCTCTTTGCTAAGTGTTTTCCCTTGGTCAATCTCGTAATGGCATTTCAGGCATAAAGCCGCCACCAGATTGTCATCCGCTTTGATTCCTCTGCCCTTGCCGCCACCCCAGTTTGTGTGTGCGGCTTGGACCATGTGACCCGACCCGCAGGCTTGGCAGTCAAGACTTGCCACCATCTTCAGCAGTTTTTTGCTTCTGACGTATTGGTGTTTTTCTATCAACGATTGTCTCCAGTGTTGTAAACCTGTGCTCATTTGCACATTCCATGCGCCTGCGCCTCGTGTTGCCTGTTGATGTTCGGGTCTCTTTCACGATTGTCCATGTCCCACATTCGGGGCATTTCAAAACATTACCTCTTGAACCGCCTTGGGTTGTTCAACAAACATATCCACTTGTTTTGATGCTTGCTCTATACGTTTGCAAGCAATATCAAAATATTTAGGCTCTCGCTCTATACCAATGAACTTCCTACCCATCTGGATGGCTGCTACACCAGTTGTGCCACTTCCCGTAAATGGGTCAAGTATGGTTTCAGATTTAGGGCATAAGGTAATAACCCATTTCATAACCTCAAGTGGCTTTTGTGTTGGGTGATAGCGTTCCTCATTTCCTTGCCGAATCATGCCGTTCCAGCGCCATTGCAAGCGGCGTACAGCCTTAGGCCAGTTCGTCCAGCACAGTTCGCAATCAGCAAAGTCGTTGTCGCCATTCAGCTTGTCCCATACTAGCCAGCATGATGTAGGGGGTAATGTGAAATAGTTGCCACCAAAAAAGGCTTGGTGCTGTCCCTTTGTTCGTACTAAATTAATCAAATCATTTGATGGTGCAAATTCATCCCAATTAAAATCCCCATAATCTCGTTGGTCTGCCAATGCCTTTGAATTGCTATTTTTTCTTTGTCTAGACGCAACTTTTTTACTGTTTTCGTTAATGCCATAAGGCGGGTCAGTAATCACGGCATCTACCTTGTCAAGTGTAGGCAGAATGTCCATGCAATCTCCTAAATATAACGTTGCGTTTTCAAATTCGATTTTCATTGGTGCGCCCTGTCTTGGTTTCTGTTGGTTGCTTCCCGTGAACGCCAAATCTCGATGTCCAGCCGTGCCGCCTCAATCTCCCATTTCAGCGTTTCCTCTTTTTCAATCGCTTCAGCCAGTCCACGAATAAGCTGTTGATAACTTGGGTGAGCATACGCTTCTCGTTCCTGTGCGTTTGCCGCTTCAATGCCCAATGTTAAGGCATCTTTCATCAAAAGGGCTTTTTTGGATTTGCGAAACTCCTCAAGGTAAACCCGTTGGGCTTTGGCCTCCCCAAATGCTGGGGCTTTGTCTCTGATGGCTTGCGCCGCATCTTCTGGTCTCATCTTGCCTCCATAATTGCTACATCCACCCCAGCCACCGCTGAATAGACCTTTTTGATGTTCAGCTCGACCACTTGGGTATCGTCAAGATAAACCGTGCCGTTCATGGCATCCAAAAATGCCTTCGCCACATTGTCAATGTCTGGTTTCTTTGCTGGGCGCTCAGAACCACTTAAACAAGCCTCTGTGCGCTTTTTCGAGTACGACTGGGGGATTGGTGTCCTGATGTACAAATAAACGCTCACAGGCGTTTCTAGGGGTTTGCTTGCCCCCATTGCTTTGCTTGCATACAGTTGGATTGCAGTTTCGTAATCAAGTGTTGCTTGGTCGGTGTAAACCTTGGTGAACTTTCCATGTCGGGAAAACCTCGGCCTGCCTTTGCCCTTAGGTTCAAGCGGCACATCAAAGACGATTGACATCACGTTGTCTCTCCATTTCTGCAATCAAGGTATCGAGACCATCCTGGCCACGCCGCTTCTTTAGGCTCATCTTGACATCCAGCCACCAAGCCTGTGCTTTCTGCTGCCCCAACTGCTTCGCTTTCAGTCGGTATCGGCGAATCCAGTCTCTCGCCTCGGTCTGGCGCAAGGTCTCCAGCATCTTGCAACGCTCGGTTGATGTCAGCAAGGCTAAATTCTTGGCCTTCCCGTCTTCTGTCCAGTAAGGATTTGTGGTCATGCATTAAAAAATCTCATCATCTTGCCAGTGCTGAACTGGTGGTTGCGTAAATGTTGCGACTGCAATATCCCGCTTGGTTGCAGGCTTTTTGTCCGACCATTGGTGCTCTGAACACATTGGCTTTTGCCCATTTATGTGGACAGACCAGCGTTTCTGGCAACCAGGCGCACTGCACATTAATTTTTCTAATTCGTCCATCTTGACCTTAACTCAGCAAGTTTGCGTTTGGCCTCGGCAATAACTTCAGGGTCGACAGGCTTTGGGTTGTATTCAATCTGGGCTTGGTTTCGTGGAATGTTTGGGCCTGCATTGCAGAATTCTCGGAACTTAATTGCGCTTGGTGGGTAGTCAGCATGGCAACGGTCAATGGCGTAGTCCATGCTTGGTCGGTAAGTCAAAAAGTTGCCAAGCTGCCTTTGCCATTCTTGCCGCACCAGCTCGAGGTCAACGCCCTCCCAGTGCCGCAAAAATGCTGCCCCGTAAATTGCACTCATGCGGCCAAAAATGTAGTCCAGCCCTTCATCCTGAGTGCATTCGTTATTTGAGTAATTGGACATTGCTTTGCCCTCCAAGTAACCCACGAGTTAAGCCTTGCAGGACAGTGGCATTGCGCTGCCCTGTTTTTGTCAGGCCATTTTGTGTTTGTTTTTCAGTAATCCATTCAGCTTTTAAGCCTTGGCTACCTCTGGTACACCATTCAACCAAAAACCTTTCCAAATCCCAACCAAGTTTTGCGGCTTCCGAACGTGCGCCCTTAACAACAGTTTCTGTGACCGATGCCTTTTTGGTTTTCCGCAGTTGCAACCAATCAGCCCAAACTTGTTGGCTTACATCGGGTGGGCAAGCAACGATAGTTGCTCTTTCTTTTATTGGTTTATGGTTATTGGTTATTGGTTTATGGTTAGGTGGAGGTTCGTTTACGCTTTGTTCACGGTTCGTGCTTTTTTCCCTACGCTTCGTTTCTCTTTCAATGGCGATACGTTTATTCGTGTCTGCTTTAGCATGGTATTCAAGCAACTCTTGCAGGATTCTGTCTTGCACATAGCAGCCATCTTTATCCAGCGTGAAAAACCTAGATAAAACAAACTTTACAGCCTCGACCTCTGCTTCTGTCGATGCCCAAGTCCATTCAAGTGCCTGCTCTAATGTGGGGAATACTTCACGGTCATAGCACGAATCAATAAGAAGCGTGTACGAACCGTGCTGAAGCATAGTTAGCCGACCAGCTTTCTTTGCATAGTCGCCAAGGTTTCGTTTGTAATAGTGCATAAAAGCCCAAAAAAAAGGGCTAACCCTGAGGTCTCACCCTTGCGGGTGTTGGCGGACTGGCACAGTACCAGCAGACATCAGGGGTAGCCCCACTGTGAAACGCCGCCAAGCGTCTTTTTTTTATTTTAACTCAATAACAGTTTGTGTTGCAATTATTTCCATAACAGCAGGTGGTGCAGGTTACATACCTTCCATTGGCATAGTAGGTATGAGTTGAACAAGCCGCCCAGACCGTTGTGGTTGATGCTGCAATCCAAATTGCAAACAGTGCTTTTTTCATGTTTCCTCCGTTAAAAACCAATCAGGCTTCAAGTCCTTGAGCTGGCGCAAACGCAACTCAGGGATTTGTGCCTTCCACTGGCAGACCGCAGGCTTGCTGATGCCCAAAAGCCTTGCAAGCTCACTCTGTGACCCTGCCAATTTGATAAGCTGTTCTTTTGTCATTGCGGCATTGTAACTTGGATTAACTTAAAAGCAACACTAGGGAAAGTCCCTATAAAAAACCCTTTACAGGCGGTTAACTTTACTTAATAATGCACCCATGCCCCAGCAATTCCGCACAGGGTCTTTAAGGAACCAAAATGAACACAATGCAACATACAGATGGCAAATTTTACAAAATTGCTTTATGTGAATGCTCTAATTTATATGGCTTAGACAAAGGCCGAGGCTTTGGAATTGAATTATTGCCAACTACTGGCATAACTTACATCAGCAATGAACATATTTGGTTCTGGACTGCTGATGAACGCAACGAATACATCAAAACAATTTCTGCTTAATTAACAGGGGCGCAAGCCCCATCTTTCAACCTAAAAGGAGAATTGAAATGACCAAACGTGAAATTTATAGAGTTCGCAATCAAGTTCACAGTGCAATGACATTTGCGAACAACAACAAAGTTACATATAGCCCGCTGATTCGGATGGAGTGGAAAAAGTATGGCTATATACCAGTCTCAGCTAGGAATGCTACCTAATCAACCCAAGGAGGCCACGGCCTCCACTTTCAACCTAACAGGAGAATTGAAAATGACACGTTACACATTCACTAACAAACTTGAAGTCTTAGAGACAGTACGCCGAGCCATTCAGTTAGGTGTTAGCGACATTCACATTGTTGATTGCAGTGGTGATGGAGTTGGCTTTTGGATTGATATGGACTTGTCTTGCATCATGACAAATCAAGAACAAAAGTGGGTCACCCAATTTGCCGAGCGTAAGGCAACCCCATTTGTTTACTACTCACCCTATAACGGCGAGTTCTTAGGCGCACAACCCGCTAGGGTTGGTGAAGATTATTAAACCAAACGGGGCGCAAGCCCCATCAAAGGAAAAACCATGTTTGACATTGAACACTACAAAAAACCAACCAACTGGGCAAATGTTGCCCTCTGGTTTGTATCCGTTGCCGCCATCGTGGTGGTCATTCTTGATGTTCTGTACTGGAGACCTTAATCATGTATGACGAAGAAGAAGGCGAATTCACCACTTTCCTGATTTGGGATGAAGTCACAGTCAAGTGGACTTGGTATGAAGATGAAGATTGCTATGCCGATGGTCACTTTGACATCTTTGTTTTCAAAGATGGTGTCGACATCACTTACGACCTGCCCAAGCTGCACTACCAATGGATTGAACAAGAAGTCAAAGAATACGCTGGTTACGAGCCTCCAAGTCGCCAGCGTGTAAGTCGGGCAATCAATGCACATTTCAACAAATCTTTTTAAGGGGTCAACATGAAACACATCGCAACCGCACTGGTCAAGGCACAAAAAGCCTTTGGCCCTGCCCTGAAATCTTCCACCAACCCGCACTTCAAAAGCCGCTACGCTGACCTTGCCGCCTGCGTTGAGGCGGTCATCCAAGGGCTAAACGACAACGGGATTGCCTTGATTCAAAAGAATTACGACTGCAACGATGGGGTTATGGTTGAGACCGTATTTCTGCACGAATCGGGCGAAATGCTCGAGTGCGGCATTCTCCATGTTCCAGCCGCCAAGCAAGACCCGCAAGGGTTTGGCTCTGCCCTGACTTATGCCAGGCGGTACAGCCTAATGGCTGCCTGCGGTATTGCACCCGAGGATGACGATGGCAATGCAGGGTCACGCCGCACCGAGGTTAAGTCCGAGGTTAACGAGAACCAAATGGCTGACCTGCTGGCGGCAATGGATGAAGTCACCACTATCGCAGAGTTGCAGAAAACCTATAAATTGGCCTACACAGCCACCAAAGGCGAACAGGCATGGGTTAGCAAGGTCATTGCCAAAAAAGACGCTAAAAAGGCGCATTTGGAAGCAACATTGTCTAAGGAGTTAAACAAATGAACAACCCACCAGCATTTCCAAAAACACCATTCATTGAACTTGGTACATCACAAAACGGCATGACATTACGGGACTATTTTGCGGCAAAGGCTATGCAAGGTTTGATTTCAATAGATGATTTGGATATGCATCAAGATGATTACGCACGAGTGGCTTACCTACAAGCAGACGCAATGATGAAAGCGAGGGAAGCATAATGGACCAAGGCACAACAGAATGGTTTGCCGCCAGATGTGGCAAGGTCACCGCCAGCAGAGTGGCAGACATCATTGCCAAAACCAAGACTGGTTTCAGCACCAGCAGGGACAATTACATGGCGCAGCTTGTCTGCGAACGCATGACAGGCAAACCAGCAGAGTCTTTTAGCAACTCAGCCATGCAGTGGGGTACTGACACCGAACCTTTTGCGAGGGCTGCTTACGAGGCCAAGGCTGACATTTTGGTAACCGAGGTAGGGTTCATTACCCACCCACGCATTGAGATGTCTGGTGCGTCTCCTGATGGTTTGGCAGACAAGGGATTGGTGGAAATCAAATGCCCCAACACTGCCACCCACATTGCAACCCTGCTTGACCAAAAAGTGCCAGAAAAGTACATCACGCAAATGATGTGGCAAATGGCCTGCACAGAACGCCCGTGGTGCGACTTTGTATCCTTTGACCCACGGATGCCAGAAAAATACCAACTATTCATCAAACGCATCAACTTTGACAAACAACTGGTTGATTCGCTTGAGAATTCAGTCATCCAATTTCTGGGTGATGTAGACCTGAAAATTCAACAACTTGAAAGCCTTGCATGAAAAAGATCAAAGACATCACCGTAGTTACTGGCTCATACGTCAACAAGATGGGCGAGGAAAAGAAACGCTATCAAAACATCGGCTCGGTGTTTGAAGATAACGGCAACCTTAAAATCAAGCTGGATGTGATACCCCTGCCCAAGGGCGGGTGGGATGGGTGGGCAAACTGTTACGACCTCAAGCCAACTGAACGCCAACAGCCACGGGAGTTTGACAATGACGATACAACAATCCCATTTTAATCGGGCAAGGTCTCTTGACCCAGCCACCAGTCATGCCGCCGCAGACCAAGCACAAGACTTGGCTCGGCAGCACTTTGACCTGATAGTGGGTTGCCTCCAGCGTTTTGGCGCACGGGGCAAAGATGGCATCGCTGAACTGACTGGGCTGGATGGCAATCAAGTCGCAAGGCGGTTGCCTGAACTTGCCAAAATTGGATTGGTCGAGTTGACTGGTCGGGTCACTAAGTCCAAGTCAGGCAGGGCAGAACGTGAATGGCGGTTTGTCCCTATACAACGGGAGTTGATATGACTGAAGATGAAGCATTTAACGAACTGGAACGCCAAAGCCTGTGGCGTAAACGTGCCGTGCAAAACGTGTCAACCAACCCTTATCGAGACCAAGTTATTGAGGAGGTTGCACAGCATATCGAGAAAATGGAGGGTTTTGGTCAGGACACACTGCACAGCTTTGCTATTTACATCAGGGGATTGAAATGACACAAGATGAAATTATTGAAATGGCTGAACAGGCTGGCTTTGTTGAGTATGAACTAGATGATGGAACTATCAATGCATTTGATAAACGCTATGAAGCCTTTGCCAAACTGGTAGCCGCCAAAGCCATTGCAGGGTTGGAAAGCCAAGAGCCTGTTGAGTGGGTTGACCTTCAAAAAGAAGCACAGCAAATTGTTGAATCAAAAATCTTGTGGAAAAGATTTATTGATGGAACACCATTGGCAAATGATATTGCCTGCTGGATGGCTGACTTTGCTTTACAACACACCAACCCACCACAACGCACATGGGTAGGGCTGACGGATGAGGAAGTCGTGCAATGCCAGCAAGGAAACATCTACCACTTCTATCGTTGCATTGAAGCCAAACTCAAGGAGAAGAACACATGAGCTGGCGCGAATCAACACTCAAGTACATCAAAGAGCTGACTAGACCCAAGACGATCAACGAAATTATCGCCAAGGAACTGCGAGAGGCGGTTATCAAGAAGCTGGAGGCTGAGTCGGCAGTCGAGTATGCGGCCTCTATCGTTACATACAACGTAGAACGCATCGGTCGGTTACAGCGCAGGCTGAAAGAACATGAAGGCGAAGAATGATATTTGACCGCTTACTTGTTGCCGCTGTGTGCTGTTGGCTGGGCGTGGCGGGTTTATTGCCGAAAGACCCACCACTTCCACCAACTCCAGCACAAATGCAAATGCAGTACAAATTGAAACAACTCAGCAATATTTGCGACAAAAAGAAAAAGTCCCCCAAAGTACAGGAGATGTGCAAAAAATGGAAGTCCTCATAACCATCGCAGTTCTATTTGCTGGCGCAATCATCGGCATTGGCGTTTTATTGGCAATGCTGCATTTTTATTCCGATTAAGCAACTAGCCCGTTCAGGTATGTAGTTTTACCCGCAACTTTGGTGGCGGTAAGCTCTTGCTTCTTGAGGTTGTTCGGGTCATACGACACATGAACCCAGCCGCTGTCTGGAATTCCTGGCGTGTAAAACTCCAGAATCAACTGGGTGTAGTCGAGGTTATCCATAATCCACTGAGCCAAGTCAGCATTTGCTACGCCGGGAATCTCTATATCGGCTGCTCGGCCAAGGCAATGGTCTGAGGACTTTGAGCCTCCGGTAGCTTGGTTGACGGCTGGAGCGCGGAACCCTGAGTTCACCTTGACGCCTTTGCCAAAGTGGTCACGCACGGGCTGGAGGACTTTCTCGCACAGCAGGCGCAGAGCTTCGGTTTCGGCTTCGCCGGGGGTGTTATCCAAATCCAAGCGCAGGGCTGTTTCGGACTTGGTCAGTTCATGGAGGGAAAAGTTAGCGGTCAGATTCATTGGGTGCTCCTAGCGTTGTTGTAAAGGGTGATGCAGGCGTTGAGCTTTTCAATGGCTCGGTTGCCTTCGTCGGTTATGGCGATAAGAGCTTTAGCAGTCTCTCGGTCAAGTTCGGCTGATGGCGCTCCTCCACTATCTCCGGTGGCAACGGCGGTATCTGCGGCGGCTGGTACGGGGCAGGTCGTTTTGACGCGCAACCGCAAAGCGCCAGAATCAATAGCAGCATCGCGCTGCTTTGTAGCAAGTTTGGCTTTTTCATTGGTCTTCCTCAGTGCTTCAGCGGTGGTGGTTACGGCAGCGGCTAGAGCTTGTTCTTTGGCCCGTGCTTCGGTGTTCAAGCGGTCAACTTCCACCTGCTGGGCTTCCCTCTCAACATACTTGCCGTAAAAATACCCGCCACCAAAGGTCAGCAGCAGGGCAATCAACCCAGAGAGTAAACCCTTCATGGCTTGGGCGGCTCATCGTTATCAGTAGCTTCAGCCTTGGCAGTTGCATTGGCAATGGCTTTGACACCAGAACGACCAGCAACGCCACCCAATACGCCAGTTATGAACACCATAATGGTGCTGATTTGTTGGGTGTAAACCTTGTCGATCGCCGCCATAGCACCATTCATGGGCTGAGTGACAAATGAAACTGAGTACAGGAACATACCCATAGAGGCCAACAGAATGGTCACCAACACCACGATCACGAATGCCCATACCCTGACTTCAATCTCGTCTGCGGTCAGGCGATTGGTTGTTTTGTAGGCAACAGTAGGCATCATTTTTTCTCCTGTTCAGGTTTGATTAACTGGTCTGGGCAAGTTCCAGTGGCAGTGCAGATTGGAGGTTTGCAATCAGCAAGTTCCCAGTTTTTAGGGTCTTGGCATGGGTAGCGAAAACGGTCTTCGCACCCGATCAAATACAGGCTTATCAGAAATAGTATCGCTAGGCTTCTTTTCACGTCTTTCCCTTTCGATTTCACGCCTTAACCGTTCAACTTTTTCCAGTTGTATTTTGACCTCTTGCTTTGTCTCCAGTATGTCTACATACAGAAACCCAAGCAAAGGCAATAACAACCCGATCAGCACACAGCTAAAAATCCAGCCCATCATATCTGCCGCCAGCGACTTAACAGGAGGAGCCACAACCAGAGGTACAGGAGGAATATAGTAGTCGCTATTACTGCCGCCAGCTTTAGCTGGAGGTTTCTTTCCTCTTGCCGCCGTTGCCATCGCATTTGCCTCTCTTGCGCTTCTTTTGCAAGTCTAGCTTTTTCCTGTTCGCCTTGTATGACATCCCGCATCTTGTGGACTTCTGAGTACAGCGCACCCATTTCCTTGGGCGATTGATACACCATCGTCTCCCTAATTGTCACAACTAGCCTGTCCATCTCTTGCTGTGCCATGACCCGCTTAAGTGCCGCTTCCATCAAGTTTTGATCTGGGTCATAAACTGTCAGGCTCTTTTCTTCTTCTTCCCTGATGTGTGCCGCCAACTGCTCTTGCAGTCTGAAAAACTCGGTCAGGTTTTTGACAATGTCGATCTTGACCTGTGTCTCGTCAACTGCGACATAGGTTGACCTCTTTTTCGCCACAGGCTTAGACGCTTGGGGCTTGGGTCTGAAAAACGCAAATAATTGACCCCAAAAGCCATGCACTTCTTTGCCAATGGCGATAACCTCATCAGCAGTCTGTTTAATCTCAACGAAAGATTCTTTTGCCTGTTTGTACAGTTCGCACCCAGCTTGTATTTGCTTAACAAGTCCTGCGGCAAGCAGACAAATGCTGATCGGGTCAATTTACAGCCCCAGTATTTTTTTGACCAACTCACCAGCAAAGCCTGGACCAAGCAACACAGCCGCAATCACCACATAAAGCAAATACTCAATGCGGGTCATGCGCTGTGAACCTGAATCAAAAGACTTTTCAATGGCAGCATATCTTTCAGCGCAAACTGCTTCATGCACCGCCAGCCGTGTGTCAGTATCCTCGGCCATCAGATGCCCTCGCCCTGCACGATGTAAACAGTCGAGGCGGCAGAGGCTAAACCACTGAAGAATGATGCACGCCCAAAGCGTAAGATCTCAACAGCGCCAGGCACTAGGACAATGGCCGATGATGGCGTACCAGCAACAGGCGCGACAGCGTTAGCCGTAGCAATTGCCGCAGTTGGACCATAACCCAAAAACACAGTGTTTGAGCTGGAGTTAATGATGCGGTATTGCCCTGTGCCTTGTGCATCAAAACGTGCGTCAACTAATGCTTGAACGCCCGTGGACGCACTAGCCGCCGCAGGGATAACAACGGTTTTGCCAAGTGGGGCAAATGCAATTTGTGAATTTGTAGCCATGATTGCTCCTTATGAATTTTGCAGTTTGTTCCCAGCCTCAACCCATGATTGAAACTGTTGAAAAAGATTGTTTTCGGGGTCGTGACCCTGACCAACCAAAAGCGTTACATAACAATTTCCATCATCGGAAATGCAATACACAACTTGTTTTGTGTCATCAACATATTTGTAGTCAACTATCATAATTCGGCACTCCATCCAAGGTACGCTTCTGCTGAAATAGCACGAAACCAACTGCCAGAGGCAGCGGTTAAACCAGAGCCAGTGGTAGCATTTATAGCGGCAACAAAATTTGAGGTATTGCTGTTAAATGCTGGGACGCTACTCAAAGCAACAGATGCACCCGTACCTTGAATAATCCCATAATGTCCTGCAGTACCGCTTTGCTCCAATGTTGTTGGTCGCACTCTAAGTGGTACTAGAAATTGCACTTGAGCGTATCCAATGCTTGTTGCGCCGTTGTAAGACGGACCAAAAACACGAGAAGCACCAGGTTTAATTCTTAGGTAATACCGCTGACACAAAGCAAGAATGGTTTGATTCGATATGATTTCAAACGGGGTGACAATTGTTCCCTCTTCCACCTGAACATTGGTTGCGGTGTTTGGAACTGTAATTGTCCAGTTGCCAGACGCAGGCGATGTGATCTGAGCAGTTGTCACATTGTTGCCAGAAATTGTGTGAACAGTGCTTGGCTTGAAGTTGTTTTCTTCAATGATTTGAGTAATGTTGCTGGCATCCTCTCGCTTCCAGCGGTCATACCCATAGTCACCGTTAGACAAAGTTGACCAGTCACCACCAAACTCTCTTTGGTTGACCCTTGTTACCTCACCATTGATTAATTTGTTTCTAAAGGCAATTTGCCCAAGACCTGCTATCGAGGCAAGTGCCGAAAAATTTTTTAACATTACTGCGCTCCTTTAAGCATATCAATTTCCAACTTTAACTCTTTAATAGCCGCAACCAATGTTGCGACTAGAAAGCTAGTATCTACACCTTGGTACTGTGGTTTTCCTTCATTGTCCAAAGCATCTTTTTCACCAGTTACAGCTTGTGGACAAACTTCAGCAAGTTCGTGAGCAATAAAGCCTTCACCTTGACCGCCATCAACTTTCCATTGATAAGTCACAGGCTTTAGCGCCATCACTCGGTCCAATCCACTTGTCATTGGTTGAACATTTTCTTTCAAGCGATAGTCTGAGGAAACGTTGTACGCCGTTGCGCTTCCGCTTGTCGTGATTGTTCCAACTGTTCCATTCGGATTAATAAACCGAATTAAAGCATCACCTGCCGTTGTTGGAGAAGAAAAATAAGCATCAACTGAAGTGGAGCCATCGTAAAGAATTGCAACACCTGAAACGGTTGCGCTAGGCGTATCATCGCAGCCAAAATAAGCATTGCCAGAAAGTGGGTAGTAGTTAGGGTTCTCAGCAAAGAAACTAGTGTTTCTTGTAAAACGCATATTTGATGTTGATGCCTGCGCGTCGTAGTCGTAAGTATCTGTGCTAGTCGGTGCAAATTTAATGGAGTTGTTTGAAATAACAGTATTCTGATTTCCAAAAAGTCTTAGGCCAATTTGATTTGTAGCCGGTGTTGTTTGGCTGATTAGCACAGAGTTGTCTGCTATAACACAGTCAACATTTGATTCTGACCAAATTGACGAACCGCCAGCCAGCGTCAACGCAGTACCATTAAACGTCTCCGTATTGTTAAACATATCAATGTCGCGCTGAAAAAAGTTTCCTTTAATTGCAGACTTAACACACTGAAACATCCACAAATCGCAGTTGTGGAATAAGTTGTTGGCGACCATGATTGGGCCGCGAGGACTGGCCAACAAACCACCATTGATTTGCATACCACTACCGTATGTGGTTGGCGTTGTGTTTAAGCCAGTCGATGCGTTGTAGTTACCACGAATGTAGTTGTTCGCAATAACCATGTCCACGGGGTCTGTCGTGGTGTGTGGGGAAATGTAAATTGCCCTGTTTGTTTGGCAAACAACTACGTTGCCCGTAAAAGTGAGCTTGCTTGGGCCTTGGAAATAAACGCCTGCAAATGGGTTTGAGCTAACCGTCTCAAAATAGTTGCCCGTCACCGTCACAAAGTTAGTGTCTTCTGACACTTTCATTGAAACACCAAGAACCTTTGCGGTGTTACCAGTAATTTCAATTTGATTGCTATACTTAACATGGATGCCGTTAATTTGTTGACCGGCAGATACGTTGCTAATGTTTACCAATTGACAATTACTGATTGAGCCGTTTTCTACATACAAAAAGTTTGCTCCACCGCCTTCAGCATCACCATCGACAATACAATTTGTAATAACGGCGTTGTCGCTGTAATTGATGCTTAGTGGTGGGGAATACCGAGATGTTTTAGTTATGCCAATATTTTTACAAACAATTCCGTCATAAACAATATTGTTAACGTGGCGAACCTGAACGCATTTGCTTTCTTGGTTTACATTTGCAACAACAAGGTTTGTAAACCTAGTGCCTGAAATGTAAAAACCATTCTTGTTATTATTTAATGCACCACCAGCGGTTACGCCTTGGCTTACGCAATCTTTAAAATGTCCGTTTAATACTCGGCCATTGTTGGCGTTAAAAAAGAATATTGGGTTGACAGTTTGACCTTGCAAAGCAAAAGTAGAGTTGGCAACCGTGTTAAGAATAACTGCGCCGCCAAGGTCTAGCGTAATGTCATCGGTAGTAGTTGTGATAGTGCCGTTAATTAAATACTCACCATCAGGAAAATACAAAACACTTCCAGAAGGCAAGGCATCAATGGCATTTTGAATAACTGCCGCATCGTTTGTCACCCCGTCACCCACAGCACCAAAGTCTTTGACACTAACTATTTGAGCTAGTTTTTCACAAACTGGATAGGATACTGAATTTGTAAATGGCGGGTCATACTCGACAGAACATGAGTCAAGAACTGCATCAATACCAGTGCCATCAAGAAAGTTGTAAACCATCGTGCCTTTGTTGTCCTGCACTAATATGCTGAAGTTCACTGCATCAACGTAAACCTGTGCTGGCGTGCCAGCGTTAGAGATAAAGCCATTGATTGTGCGTAGCGGCTGGGTTGCTTGGATAGTCAACGCTTCGTCAAAATAAACCGCAATCGGGTTGGTTATGGGGTACAGATTTGCCGTGCCAATCCACACATAACCATTGTCCAAAGGCAACCCATCCTGTCCTGAAAAGACTGGGTACGGTACGCTGATTGATAGTGCTGCCATTTATTCATTCTCCCAAAGGTTGCAAAGACTGTCGAACCCTGTTTCTGACTTCACGATTTTTAAGGTATTTAGATGCTTCTCTCAAAGCTGTGACTGCAGGGGCTGGTATCCCAGTCAATCCAAAGGTCATGACCGAGTCTAAAGCAACTTGCAAAGCTGATGCTGTGTTTGAAAAATTTATTGCGCCTGGAGGCGCTGTGTAAATATCAATTGCAATTTCGCCAAGATCTCGAATTTGCTGTGCCTGTTTTTTACCATACAAGCCTTCTAGCTTGCCTTCCCTGTCCAAAGACCTAATGACGCTATTAAGCTTGTCAGGAGAAACCAGTGGCTGACCACGCTCATCCCTTTGGGCTGTTGACAAGGATTTATTGATAATATAACGAATTGTGTTGGACTTCAATTCATTCCAAGCCTGCTTACCCTCTGGGCCTGCTGTGAGCAAAGTTTTCCTTACTTTGTTCATCTCTTCAAGTGGTGCATTAATTATGATCTTGTCAAAAATGTCATCAAAAGCGATGGTGCGCTCATCCGTGCCTCGCTTGGTTGACAAAAGTTTTGCTGTTAATCCTACGTTTTCAAACTCATTGGCAAAATCCTGACGAAGTTTACGGGCTGCTTTGTAAGATTCGCCACCTTTACCTTCAGTGCCAGTATCAATTGCTGAATTAATTTTTCTTGCCATCAAAGACTGTCTCTTGTCAGTCCAGTCAGTAACTTCGTTGGTAAATTGTCTTAATAATTCGGTGTCAGCAATAGGTTTTGCTTGTGCAATCAGGTTGCCATCAGCATCCTCTGTCAAGATGCCAAGTCGAATAGCTTCTTTACGGATTGGGGCCACATTTGGTGCAACGCCTTCAAAACGCTGTACGTCTACCGCAGTGGTTGCCAACTCATTTAAGGTGACAGGTTCAAGCATAGAGCCATCTCCTTCGGCTTTTGTATAAGCATTACGAACTTTTCTGCGTGAAACTTCAGCTTTAGTGACCACGGCTTTATCTACGGCTTTGCCAATGTCTCTTGCATCTACTAGCATCGGTTCAGTACGATCAACCATTGCATCAAATTGCTGAATTAAATTTGCCGTTTGATTACTGACCCGTTCCCGCAGAGGTGCGCCGACTTCACCTAATTTGGCAGTCTCTTTTTCAAACTGAAGGTCTGCAAAATTCCTAGTCCTCTGTCCAGCAGTTAAGCCAGCAGGACCGACAAAACCCAATTGTTCGGCAGTCGTTACTCTTTGTAGGTCTGCTGGTGTTGCTGCCGCACCAACAGAAGCACGCCCACCAGTCGTTGTTGTGGTAGCGGGGGTCTCCATACCCAAAGCCTCACGAACGACTGTTGTAGCCGCTTGCACAGGCTTTGCAATGGCCTCTCCAGTCGCTTGTGCCGCTTGACGTGCTGCCGCTGTACCACGCTGGGCTGTGGCCTGCATAATTGGGGTTGCACTTCTAATTGCTTGCACGGTCGCAGTAGGTGATGCAATAACTGGCAAAACAGGTGGCAAAACTTCACCTAAAAATTGACCTGTTGCCTGCACCATTTCTTGGCCAGCTTGACCTCTTGGTTGATAAGTCAATGCTTGAGCGCCTTCTACAGCAGCTTTTTCAATCTCACGCACAGCCTCAGGCGTACCAAATTCACCAGATAAAATTTGCTGTGCCAAACCTTTACCAGTACCAACAATCGTCCCTAATGTCCCGCCTGTTAAGGCAGTGCCTAGCGTTAAGGCAGTTTCACCAGCCCCGATAAGTTGATCTAGCGCACTTGGGGGTTGAGGTGCAGGCGCAAGTTGTTGCTGAGTCCTAGCGGTGGTTTCTTCAGCTTTCGCAATTTCATAAGCCTGTGCCACCGTATCAAATTCAGGCGTACCCCGTTTGGCCGAGTTTTTTACAATCCAAGCTGCGTATTCGTCTGCGGTTGCCATTTATTGGCCTCCACGCAAAATTGCATCTGCCGCTGACCGCACGTTATTTTGTGTCGCCATTGGCCTTGGGTTTCTATCAGTGGGTATCTGATCGACTATTGACGATTGCGCCCTTGGGTCGTATTTCTTTGTCACATCATCAATGATTCGTGTTGAAAAATCATTGAAATTTTCACCTGCTTTTGCAGCGTAATCACCTGCAATAAAAGTATTTTTTGCTCTAGCCAAAGACCCATTATTGTTGGTCAACCAATCTGTTTTGGCATTATTAATTGAAGCATCGATGTCTTGTAACTTTGCCATGCCACGCAAAAAACTCGCCAAGTCTGATGCTGATGCGTTATCGCCTGGAAAGCCACGCAACGCCAACGCAATGTCTCTGTCTGTTGCTGGGCCTGGTGGTAATGATTTTATGGCCGCTGTGTTTCTCAGTCGTATGTATTCTTGGCGCAATTGAGTCATGCCGCCTTGGAAACCTACACCTTTTTTCAAGTAATCTGATGCGCTTGAAAAAACACCATAGCCTCCGCCCTCTGCTTCAAGACGTTTTGCCAAGTCATTAAATTGACCTGCAGATTGTTTAGATGTCGCCGCTGCAACAGCAGATTCATTTATAAGTTTTTTTGTATCCGCAGGGACTTCATTTAATTTTGCGCCTGCAGAGGCTAATTTTTCAGCAACAGTTGCGGCAACTTCTTGGCTTCTTAAATTAAGTTGTTGTGAACGGTCATTTATCTGGCTTTTCAGATTTTTGACATCCCAATTACTTTTCTCAAGCGCGGCAAGTTGTTGTCGTTCTTCGTATTTAGCTTTAACTGCCGCTTGTTGTGCATCAGCTGTGGCTTTTGCAGCATCAGCGGCAGCTTTTTCATCTGCGTTTTTGGCTGTGGCCTGTGCAATTTCAGCCTCAGCCACGGCTTTATCAGCATCAGCAATCGATTTTTGTAGCGCAGATGGCGCAAGGTCTTGTGCTCGTCTTTCAACACGAGCATCTTTCAAACCTGCATACCAGTCTTTTCCAAATATTGAAGCTGTATATGGTTCAATCAAATTTACTGCGGCGGCTGGGTTGACAGTTTGAGCAGTTCTTTTAATTGTTTCCAATGCCGCTTTTTGAGCTGGGTCTTTTTCTGCCAAGATACGATCATCTAACAACTTGAATGCAACAGTTGGCTCTGATTCCAACCCAAGCATGACTTGAGCATAAAAACGCTTGTCAGCATCAAGTCGTCTTTTATCCGTACCTTCAGCCATTAACTTCAAAGCATCTAGCTGTTCTTTGTTTCCTGCAAATGCAAATAACTGCTCAATTTCCTCAAAGTTTCTTTCCTCTGGTTTTTTGTCATAAAAACTTTTGAGTCTTGTACCGAGTTCAGCTTGCCGTGCTTGTGTTTGTTGCGCCGCTTGCTGTTCAAGCAAACGCTTCTGCTGTGCAGCTTGAATTGTTGCTACATCTGAACCTAATTTAAAGCCTTCCAAAGAGGCTTCAAACGGCATTTTTACGTCAATAGAATAATCTATTGGTTGTGGTAGGTTTGGGCTAATTGTTGCCATTAGAAAAACATCCCCCCACCAAGTTGATTGAACGGATCAAAATTCATTGGGCCACTTAAACCACCGCCCGACTGAAATCCAGCCAATTGAAAAGGTGCATTCAATAATTTGCCATAAGAAGTAGCTTCGCCACGAATACCGCCAGCTCTTGCCGCACCCTGTTGCCCAAGCAAGTTGGCAATATTTGTTCCTGACTCCATACCGCCAGCACCAACGCCTGCGGCTGATGATTGACCAATTTTTGCCAAGTTCTGCTGGGTTGTAAGTCCAACATTTGCCAAGCCACCCAAACGCCCGTATTGCTCTTCAATTAAGCTGGACAGAAGTTGTGGCCTGAATTGACTTAATGCACCTTGAATATTGCCGCCCCTTAAACCACCAGTGGCTGATGCTCTCTGAAGTAATGCTTCCTCTCCCTGCTTTGCAAGGGATTGAAAAGTCTCACCGCCGCTAATTCGCTCAATGGCCGCTTGTTCTTCCTCTGGCCCAAGTAAACCAAGCAATGCTTGTTGCTGTTTTAGTGCTGGTGCGCCTGCCGCAGCAAAAGGCTGCATCCCAGCAAGACCTCCAGCACCAACGTCAACATACGGCTTGAGCAATTTTTGCATTGCATTAAACTGCCTACGCTGTTCTTCTACGCCTGCTTGTGCTGCACCAGCTTGTGTTTCAGCCGCACCAGAGGCCGCATCTGCTTGCATTTTGCTGCCAAGCAGGGATGCCCCAATGGATAGACCTGTAATTGGATCAGGCATCGCCGAACTCCTTTAAATAATCTTCTAGCGTTTCGCCATATAAAGCCATCACATGATGACCGTGCTTGGTAGCAAAACCAGCCCCATGCACCAGCGAGACCGCCATCAAAATCAAATCGTAATACCCAGCTCGCCACATGAACGACTTGGCATCCGCTTGTTTATTGCGCTCTGCCGTGTCCGAGGCTTGCCACTTGAGAATCATTGTCGCCAGCAAGGGCGTTAAATGGGTGCTGTTGCCGATAAAAAATGCGTTCTGGTGCATACCCACCAGCGTGTTCCAAATGGTTGCATTTAGGTCTTCTCGTGCTACTGGGTCGCCATCTGCTACGTCATCAAAGACTTGGATTGCGTCATAGACCATTACCAGCCACTCAACGGCTGGTTGGGGCAGCATAAAAACCTTGGTCAGGTTCTCTCGCAGTCCATCGGTCATGCACAACTCCTATACAGGGCAGGCCGCTGGATGCCAGAACTCAGCGACTGAATTTTCGCACAAATTGACAAAAGGTCAATCCTCATAATCTTCATCTTCCCAAGCCTGACAAACCCGCATATCGTTGCAGATAAAGTCCAGCTTTTCGCAGTGACCCCTGAACCCTGCGCCCTTGTCATAAGCCGCCATCGGGATGCGCTCAATCCGAACTTGGGTCATGAAGCTGTTGTCGTAATACTCACAGTTTGAGCAATGTTTGCGCCGTGCGTCTTTTTCATCGCACTGCATAGCCTCTGCCAGCCCTGCATAGAACTCTTTGTTTGCGCCAGCCTCATTGGTGGGCATTTCAGGACCATAGTTCCAGTCAGCAACCGCAACCGCATAGTTCTTTTTGTTTTGGGCATTGGTCAAAAACTCCTCTTCCATCGGAAGGCCATTAAAGCCTCGCGGGATAACCATAAATTCTTTCATGCTGTTCTCCTTAACTGATTTCTCGACCTGATGCTCGGATGGTCAGGGATGTCCCTGCCCCTGCGATTGTGGAAATAAACCCGCCCGACTCCAATGCTTGCCCTACCAATTCAGGGCAGGTATAAGTCTCATCTGGCACGATGGTGCGTGTGTCAATAATCAAATTCGATGCCCCTGCCGAACCGCCACTCGTCACCAAGTTGCAACTGAAAGTCACATTGTTGCCGCTGGTGTTGGTCACCGTGAACTTGTCAATAATCGCCTTAACATTGCTGGCGGTGTATTGGGTGGTTTGGCTGTTCTCTGCTTGTTTTGCAGGGATTAACACTTTTACTGTAACTGTCATTGGACACCTCCGATATTGTTTGAAACTGTCAGGATTATGGACGGAATAGCTGGAACTGGTGGCGTTGCGACAACAGAAAGTAATTCAACACTGAGGTCGCTCACCGAAAACATCAGTTCGACATAATCATTGGCCTTTAGGTCAAAAAAGTAATTCAGCGACGAGAAAATTTCACCGTTATTGCCTTGAACCCTAATCTGGCTTGCACTGTCTGGCACATCTGTTCCATTGAGCCTAAACCAAAAATAAAACTCTTCCGTGCCGCCACTGGTTTTATCCAACTGAAACGATGTATCAAAGTTGTAAATGCCTTCACTATCCACCACAATTCTTGATGTCGGGCTGCCAATAAATACCCCATTACTCAAGTCTGTCGTGTTGAATGTGATGGCTTTGGCTGTATTGATAACTGTTGCTGTCTGGGTGGTTGTATCGTAAAACGACCCATACCTCGCTCGTTTGAACTCCCTTGGTGGTGGGGTCATCTGCAAACCCTCAACCGCTTTATTCAGTTTATCCACCAACGCCAAAGCCTGATTTGCTTTGTTTTCTGCCAATACACAGTTGACCGCCAACTCTTGTGCAATGTAGGCAAGTTGCGCCAACGCATCATTTGCTGTTGATTGGGCTGTCCCAGCGGCAATATTTATCTCAAGCACCACATCAGGCGCAATCGCATCAACAGTCGAAAACAATAATTCAAACTGCCTGATTTGCTGTTGGTCAGTCAGGAATGTGGCAAGCTGGTCGCGGGTCAGATTCAGCTTGCGGGAGACTGGTGCGGTTGCCATCAGTACGCCAATGCTTCAATCTGCGCCTCTAAGCGCACAAAAGACACATGGGCATCACTGTCCCCACGGAAACGCTGGATGCGCCAGTTCCTCATGTGCCCTTGCTGAAACCAAGCTAAACGCTTCTTTCGGTTGCCAATTGTGCCAACAGAGATGAATTTTTCCTGCGAATAACTTTGTCCATCCAGCGAGTAACTGGTGCTAATTTGAGGGTTATCGCCAAGCGCAATGCTTCCCGTCAAGCTGACCAGTTCCATCTCGTTAAAGATCGCCCCATTGCTTTCGTTGTAAACAATCAAAGTGCCAAACTCCCATCGTACCTGTTGCCCCCAGTGGTGGCCTGTGTCCTGCACCAAGTAGCCGATGCTGGTGCTTTGCGGGTCACCCACCATCCACTTGTCGTAAACCCAAACCATGTTTCTGGCTCGGTATTGTGCAAACTCAACCAAAGTCGTTGTCAGAGTAAACCAAACAGCCGTTTCTAAGGCTTTGGATGCAGAGGCATCAAAGACTATCGTGCGGTCAGGTAAGTGGACATAAAGATGCTCATGGTTCTTGTCGTTCCTTGCTTCTAGCTTGACCAAGGCCAACTGAGTCTCGGTGTACTCCAGTAGGAGATTGTCAATTTCCTGTGTGCTGATTTTTTCAGTCACGGCGGCTGCGCCAACATAAATGCCTGGCGCTTCATTTCTTGCGCTACCCAAAAAAGCAATGCGGTCAATAAACACACAGCACCCTTGAGTGCCAATCACGCCCTTTTGTATCTGTGCGCCATCAATTCGTGCGAATGGAAACAAATCCCCACCGACGTTGTCGAATACTTCAATCGTGTTGCGGTTCAACGCATAGATTTCGTTTCGCAGCTTAAGCAAAGCTACCACTGGGTCAGGGTCAACCTCTGAACTGCCGTATTTGAGCGGATTAACTTGGGTCGGGTCTGATAACTCAGTCACCACCAAAAACTCGCCATCTGTGGTCATAAAGTACCCATCGACCCACACCACATCTAGCACCAGACCCAAGTCAGGGTCGGTCACTTGCGTCAGGGTCGAGCCATCCCAGTAAAACAACCGCCCACCAGATGCAATCGCCAGTTCGTCAAAGCTGTAATCAAAGGTCACTAGTTGGTTGGTTGGGCCACCCACATCGCCCAGCACGGTCACTGCGCCTGCACTGTTGATCTCCACCAGCTTCGTACCCATCACCCGATACAGGTCTCCTTGCCAGTTCACGCCGCCACGATCAATGCCTGGCCCTGTGCCGTTGGACACAATCCCATCGCCTGGTCGCAAAAACCCATTACTGATGCCTGATTGCTTTGGCACAGGCACAAGATTGACTGGGTAACTTGTACGCAGTTCAGGGGTGCTGTCGGTGTAGATACCGTTAAGAATAGGTATTTGCATCACTTAGCCTTGTTGCGTTCAGAGATGCGCTTCGCCTTAGCCTTGGCATCTGCCTTTGATGATGCACCCCAAGCCCTCAAACTCAACAGCAAGCGGGTAGGCTCACCGTCTTTGTACTCAGGGCCAGCATTGCCACCCATGCGAGCCAAGAACGATGCTCTGCGGGGGTTATCGCCTGACTTGACTGGTGGCTTGAGGTTCATGCCTTCAGCCTTTGCCGCCGCCCTGCCCTTGGCGTTCAAGCCGCCTTTAGGGTTCTGGCCTTCCTTGCGTGCATAAGCTGGCGTTTTCATCTGAACCCCTTGATCTTTTCAGCAATCTTTTTAGGCTGCTTGGCAAACTGTTTACCCTTGGCAGTAGCCTCACGCTTTGCCCTTGTGGTTGCCGCATACTCAGCCGCGGTCAGAGCTTTGATGGCCTTCTCAGGCAGATACCTTTCGCCAGTCTCAGACGATGGCTTTCCCGACTTGGTGCGCCATTTCTGAGCCCCCCA